AATGTTTCCTTGGCTGATCAGCCTATTAGTGGCGCTTTGGTTATCGCTGATTCTGATAGTACATCATTGGATACTCTTACAATCTCAACGACGTTGCCAACAGGCACCGTGTATCGCAATGTCGGCGATTTCACATTTGACCGGACGATCGATGACAAGGTTGTTAGCTTCTCACTCAATGCATCGACTGGCACGATTAGCATCGTTGAAAATGCAGTATCTGGAGTTGCTCTAGCAGATCAAATCGCTTCATTTACTTTCAGCGCGCCTGTGACCGTGACGGACGAGAACGCCTCGCCAGTGATATCTGAGACATTCGTTGATGTATCTGTTGATGTTGCCTATGTACAGGATAGTTACACCGTTCAATTGACCTTTGATGGTATTAGTGATAATGGTGTTTATATCCCCAATGAGACTTACTTCGAAGACACTACATTCAATACAGATGGTGGCACATTCGCCGCTAAATATCCTGGTGTTGCTGGTAATGGCTTAAAGGTATATGCTCTTGGCGAAACTTCATTCGATTCGATTAAAGACGATATCAATGCATCGCCCTCGGAAGCAACTGGTGAAGAAACTGCAGTTTATAATTCCTTCGATCTTGCACCTGACGCTGGAGAAATTCATGTCGCAGTTGTTGATGTTGCTGGTAACTTCGGTGTTCCTGGCTCGGTGATTGAAAAATTCGCTGGACTTAGTATCAGTAAGACTGCTAAGACAGATGCTGGAGCAACAAACTACATCAAGAATGTAATCAACACAAGATCAAGATATATCTACCTTATTAAAGGTGATACAGATGATTATAGTGAATCAACATTCGCTGGCACAAGTGCTGGTGAATTTACTCTCAGTGGTGGTACTGAACTCTGCTCTTCTTCCAAGAGATATCAAAGACGGACTTGATCTTCTTGCTGATACTGAAACAGTAGATGTAAATCTTATCTTCTCTCAGATCGAAGCAACTGGAGCTGTTCTTCAGAACCACGTTCATAAGATTGCCTATGAAAGAAAAGATGCAGTTGCATTCTTATCTCCGCCCAAAGCAGCCACAGTTGGTTCCACAACTCCATTAGCAGATGTGATTGAATTCAATGATGCCATCACTAATCGTGGTGTAGAAGGTTCTTATGGTGTAATTGATTCTGGTGCAGTTTATATCTACGATAGATATAATGATGTTTACAGATTCATACCTGCAAATGGTCATCTTGCCGGCCTTTGTGCTAACACAGATGATGTTGCAGAACCTTGGTTCTCGCCAGCAGGATTCAATCGTGGTGGTTTCAGAAGTATCGTAAAATTGGCATTCAATCCTAGTAAGATTCAAAGAGATGAACTTTACAAGGTTGGAATCAATCCTGTTGCTTCGTTCCCAGGTCAAGGTACCGTTCTCTTCGGTGATAAGACCGCACAAACAAAACCCTCCGCATTCGATAGAATCAATGTTCGCAGACTATTCATCGTTCTTGAGAAGGCTATTGCAACCGCTGCTAAATTCCAGTTGTTCGAATTGAATGATGAATTCACTCGTGCGACATTCAGAAATGCTGTTGAGCCATTCTTGAGAGATGTTCAAGGTAGACGTGGCATCACCGACTTCATGGTCGTATGTGATGATACTAATAATACAGGCGAAGTGATTGACACTAACCGATTCGTAGCTGATATCTATATCAAGCCTGCAAGATCGATTAACTTCATTACTCTGAACTTCATTGCGACGAGAACCGGAGTAGATTTCTCAGAAGTTGCTGGTTTATCTAATGCTTAATATATAAATAAAAGAAAGGAAATAAACAATTATGGCAACATTTAAAGTAGACGATCTAAAATCTAGATTGCCAGGCGGAGGCGCCCGAGCAAATCTATTCAGAGCAACGGTTGAATTCCCTGGCTATGCCGATGGGGATTCAAATCTTGTATCATTCCTGTGTAAGAGTGCACAACTTCCTGGTTCAACAGTTGGAACAGTTCCTGTACCTTTCAGAGGTCAAGTACTAAAAGTAGCTGGTGATAGAACATACGAAAACTGGACAGTAACCATCATTAATGATGACTTATTTAAGGGACGCGATGCTTTCGAACGCTGGATGAATGGTATTAACCAAAACAAAACAAATCAAGGATTGGTAAGCCCAGTGGCCTACCAAACTGATATGATAGTTGAACAGCTTACCCGTGATAATGCAGTCTCCAAGACGATTAACATCAGAGGTGCCTTCCCTATCGCAATCTCGGGCATTGATCTCAGTTATGATACTGTTGATGCAATCGAAGAATTCACTGTTGAGTTTGCTTACCAGTATTGGGAATCAAACACGACTTCGTAATTCGTAAATCTTGATTAAAATTATGGGCACCTTCATCTCTGGGGGTGCCCATTTATTTTGTTATAAATAAAGATATGGAAATATTTGGATACGAAATAAATAAGAAGGTAGCTTCATTAGAGGTTAAAAAAGACAAAGAACTAAAATCATTTGTTTCGAAAAGAGATGATGAAGGTTCTTCAAGCGTGGTCACCTCTGGAGGTTACTATGGACAGTATGTTGATATTGGCGGTCTCTCATCAAATAATGAAGCAGATCTAGTTGTAAAATACAGAGAATCAGCAGCACAGCCTGAATGTGACCAGGCTATTAATGATATCGTCGATGGAGCTATTTCATCGAGTGATGATAAGTCGCCCGCAATTCTTAATATGAATGACTTGGAACTACCAAGTAATATTAAGAAACAAATTTCAGATGAATTTGATAAAGTATTAGGTCTTTATGAATTCAATAGAAAAGCGCCAGAAATATTCAAGGATTGGTATATCGATGGTCGCTTATATTTTCATGTCGTAACAGACGAAAAGAATTTTAATAAAGGAATCAGAGAGTTGCGCCAAATTAATCCATTATATCTGAAAAAGGTAAAAGAGGTTAAGAAGGTTCTTGATGAAAAGACTGGAGCAAAGATTCCAAAAATAGTTGCAGAATACTACATTTATTCTGAAGGAATTTATGGTGGAGAAACATCCGCCGATGCAACATCTGGTATTAAGATTGCAAAAGAAGCGATTGTTGCATGTCCATCTGGACTACTTGATGAAAGACAAGAAAAGGTTGTAGGATATTTACACAAGTCGGTCAAACTTGTGAATCAATTAAGAATGATGGAAGATGCTCTTGTCATGTACAGAGTGTCTCGAGCACCAGAAAGAAGAATCTTCTACATCGATGTCGGTAATTTGCCTAAGGGTAAAGCGGAAGAATATGTGCAGAGTGTCATGGCAAAATATCGCAACAAGCTTGTCTATGATTCTTCAACGGGTGAGATCAGAGATGACCGCAGACATATGTCCATGTTGGAAGATTTCTATATGCCTCGTAGAGAAGGTGGAAGAGGATCAGAAATCACAACATTGCCGGGTGGTGAAAATTTAGGTCAGATCGATGATGTTTTATTCTTCCAAAAGAAATTGTATCGTTCTCTTAATGTTCCTGTTGCAAGACTTGAACAGGAGACTGGATATGCCTTTGGTCGACCATCCGAGGTATCTCGTGAAGAGGTAAAATTTCAGAAATTCATTGATAAGCTTCGTAAGAAATTCTCTTACATTTTGCTTGATGCTCTCAGAATTCAACTCATTCTTAAAGGTATTATTAAACAAGGAGAATGGACTAATATTCAAGAGGGTATTGCTATTGATTTCGTGGAAGATAATTATTTCTCCGAGTTAAAAGAAGCAGAAATCATTAAGGAGCGTATCGAAACACTCAATCTTATGGATGAATTTGTTGGGAAATATTATTCTAAGGCTTGGGTTCGCCGCAATATTCTCCAACAGAAGGATGAAGATATTGAAAAGATGGATCAAGAAATAAAAGACGAAGCCGAAGAAGACGGCGGTGACGACCTAGATATGGATATCTAATCTTTTTGGTGGTACTATGAAAAAACTACCAGTCTTCTTCCATATACATAAAAACGCAGGAACATACATATATCATAGTTCTTGGCGGACGTTTTTTATCAATCCATTGGCCTCGCCGAGACCTTGGAATCTGGAAATTTTAAAAGAGAATAAAGTTTCTTATCGCATGATTTGCGACCTTAAAGATGAGACTCAAGATGAAAAATATATTCGTTTAAATCGGAGCGGTGTTGATCGGCGTGTCGACATTGATGACTTGGATTTTAATGATTTACATATATATTTTATTGAGATTTGCGGTTTTAGTTTCAATTCTTATAAAGAAGAAATTTATAAAAATCTACCTACCGATTTGGAGCTTTATGAATTCATTTTCTTGAGAGAACCTTATTCACGAATACAATCATTGTATAGTTATATTCATACTATGAAGCCAATCAATGAAGGCATTTGTGATA